AGACTTGTGTGGCTAAAACGCCACACTTGTTTGGTTGACCAAATATTCCCATTTTGCTATAATACTTGTATAGTAATTAAAAAGGAGCCAAAATGATACATCAAAATATACAAAAACTCATTAACGATTATCAAGAGATTCTGGACCGAGATCCCATGGATCAGTCGGAAGATACTCAAAGTATTCTTGCTCGCTTTGCCCAACAGTTGGCCGCAGAGCTAGGCGAGATTGTGGTAGCAAGTCCTTACATGGAAGGTACCCGCATGTACTTTGACGAGAAGATTGCTCGTTACGAAATCAAGAAGAGCGTGGGCCTAGCGGAATAACCGGGCTAAAAGTAGTACTTGAGTTTGCAGTTTTACCCCCAAAAACCAGTACTAAAGTACACATTTTTCAGTCTCAGGGTGTTTAATTTCCCTAGATGTTGTGCAAGTGTATCAAAGCACACAAAAACAGCTTAAAACCGCGGTTGACCGAATATTCCCATTTTGCTATAATACTTGTATAGTAATTAAAAAGGAGCCAAAGATGCAAAACTGGACCGACAAGATCATTCATTGGAATCAACTGCCTGGAACAGAAGTCAAGCGACTGCTGGCTACCTGGGGCATGACTCCAGAGCAGATTGCCAAGTATGATAAGAAGCATGGCTTTACAAACTCTGCCCCCAAAGCACAAGTGCCTGTCAAAGCAGAAAAGACAGCAAAGCCCACAGCAAAACCTGTGGCCAAAAAGGCAGTGGCCAAACCTGTCGCTCGTCAGAAGCACACAGGTGCCGATGGCGAGATCAAGTTTGTAGAGCACCGCAATCTTTACGTGGGGTTCTTTGGAGGCCGTGTAGTAGTCACCAAACGCACTGCCGAAGCTTGCCGCGCTGTACTGGCTGAACACTTTGGTAGCCAAAGTGCCAAGGTTGACCAATAATTCCCATTTTGCTATAATATAATTTTAACGCACACTAAAGGAGCCAACCATGAGTGCAATTCGAGTTGTTAAAGGTAACTACCGCGGTAACACTGTTCAGGACACCACATTTGAGCTGGTGTCAGGTTTCCAGTCCGGAGCCAAAGGCAGTTATGTCACAGTAAAAAATTCAGGACATTTTCCCAAATGCCCGGATACTATCCGTATTCGTGTTGACAACATTTCAGATATAGAGTATACTAACGCCATGACTACAGAAAAACCCGCAGAGCCAACCCAAGCCCGTGTTGCAGAAACAGATGAGCAAGCCATGGATCGTATCCGTGAGCGTTTTGACATCCTGCACGAGATGACAAAAGCCACAGTGTCAGGAGACATCCGTGCTATGATTGTGAGCGGCCCCCCTGGCGTAGGCAAGAGCTTTGGCGTTGAGCAAGAAATTGACAAGGCCACAATGTTTGACAAGCTGGCAGGCAAACGACTGCGAGCCGAAGTTGTCAAAGGCAGTGCCACTCCTATTGGCCTGTATCAGACCTTGTACAAGTACTCAGATGAGAACTGCGTGGTTGTGTTTGACGACTGTGACAGCATCTTGTTAGATGACGTTGCTCTTAACTTGCTGAAAGGTGCATTGGACTCCGGCAAGAAGCGCAAGATTTCTTGGTTGAGCGAATCCAGTAGTCTGCGCCGCGAAGGCATCCCAGACAGTTTTGAGTTCAAAGGCAGTGCCATCTTTATTACAAACTTGAAGTTTGACAAGATGAAGAGCCAGAAACTGCGGGATCACTTGGATGCCTTGCAAAGCCGATGCCATTACTTGGACTTGACCTTGGACACCATGCGTGACAAGATCCTGCGTATCAAACAAATTGCCAAAGACGGTGTGTTGTTTGCGGACTACGACTTTGAGCCATGTGTGCAAGACGAGATTATTGACTTCATGAATGTGAATCAGAATCGCTTGCGTGAAATGAGCTTGCGTATGGCAATCAAGATTGCAGACTTGCGCAAGATGAGTGCGCTGAACTGGAAGCGTTTGGCTGAGACCACTTGCATGAAGAGTGCCTAATGGGCAGTGACAAGGCCTTCTTTGGCACCATACTTGCCTTGATGGCCTTGTTGTTTGGATACCCAGGTTGGGCGTTTTTGATTTTTTTGATAGCAATAATATAAAGGAACTCAATGACCATCAAATACATTTCTAACCGTGCAGGCGATATTACAATGCCTTGGGAACCAGGCCTGTTGGAATGGTTGATTGCAAAGTACCCGTACTCGGGTTATGAAATAAAGGAACTGGCAAATGTTTGAAATCTGGGACGGCGATCTAATGTTGTATACTGTGGATACCAAGTACGAAGCCGACGAAGCAGTAGAGTCAGGATTTGAAGTTCGCACAGTAGGAGTACCACAGTGACAGTGCCACGTGAGCGTACCAATGCAGTGATCTTTACAGAAAGTTTTCTCAAAGATCTGCTGAATCCCAAGGCCACGCCAAGGGTGCCAAAAAGTATTCGTCAACAAGCTGCTCGTTGTCTTAGACACTATCCCAGTCAGTGGGAAATGGAAACCATTGCTGCTCGAGAAGATGGCGAAGCACATCCAATTCAAGTGAAAATATTTGGCAAAGGATTTGCATGACTGAGTTGGAAACTGCACTGAAGTCGCATGACTGGAGCCTAGCAGGATACACAACCAGACCTGAACTGGACAGATTGATGAGATTGCATGCTGACTCAGTGGCTCTTTGGGAACAGTATTGCCCTTGGAGTACGGCCAACGGTGGCTATATTGCCTGGGTCAAGAAGTAATCAGCAATTGACAAAGTTTCTCCTGGGCGCTATACGGTTGGCTCCGGCCTAGGATTTTAGCAGGTACCCTTAAAAAGGTACCTGTTTTTTTTACCTATAAGTATCCCAATGAATAACCCAATATTTTGTACAGCGCCGTTTACTACACTTAGAATAGAATCGTACTCGCCTAGTAAACTAGGATTCAAACCAGGATGCATATACACTATTCAGGACAAATGCGAATCGTTGGATGAATTTTTGTCCGGCCAAGAGATGACTGCACTCAGAGACAACAAACTCACTGGCAATGTACCTGCTGCCGGTTGTGCTAACTGTGCAAACCATGACAGGATGGGTATTGATAGTGTACGCAAAAAACTTTTGCGTAAACCCTGGGCCAGCGACCAACTTGATATCAAAATGTTGGACTTGTTTTTCAGCAACACATGCAATCTTGGTTGCTTTATGTGCCACAAAACTGTCAGTACATATGTTGCCACCGAGAGAAAAGCAGTTGGGCTAAGTTCTACTACAGTAGAGGTGCATGACAATACAGACATTGCATTGGAAACCATAGACCGATTGCCGAATTTAGAAAGTGTCAGTTTCATCGGCGGCGAATTTTTTGTCTTTAAAAAGAATATAAAGCTGTTGGATAAAATAATTGAAAGGCAGTTGGAGTGCCGAATAGTAACAAATGCATCGGTAGTGACATCGGTGTTGCTGGAACGACTCAAACAAATACCCAAAATAGAGTTAACCATCAGCATGGACGGTGTAAACGATGCTTATTCTTTTATGAGATATCCAGCAACTTGGGAAAATTTTGCTGACAATGTAAGCATGCTCAAAAAGCATGTGCCTCATGCAACAATAAATTTTAACTTTGTTCTTCAAGCATTGAACATCAACAACTTGTATGACACATTTGACTGGGCAAATAGAAAAATAATACCAATACATGTTGCCGCATTGGTGGATACAGATCAAGGTGAGTTAGGTTGGACCATTCTCAAAGAAAATGAAAAATCAAACATAGTTAGATATCTACAAGACAACAAATCAAAGTACCGTATTACCAAACAGCAAACAGAAATAATTGACAGTTACATCACTGGAATACAAAAAGCCGAGTTTGATCAAACGCATCGAACCAGCGGGGTTGATATGCTTGCCCGTCTGCTGGCCTACCGTAACGTAGCAGAAAGTGCAGTTCGAGCACAGTTGGGTGTGTTTGTAGAACTAGCGGATGAAATCATACAGGCTCAAAAAACATTTGATTTTACAAATAAAACCGTGTATAATATAACAAATGAAGCAAGCAACAATTGTAATCAAGGATGAAGTCAATATCAAGATTGAAGGTCTGGATCTTGACTGTCGCAAAAAACTAGTAAACACATTCAAATATGAAATACCTGGAGCACGGTATCAACCTGCTGTGAGACTGGGTCGTTGGGATGGCAAGGTGGCCTATTTTCAGTTGGGAGGGTCCAGCTACATCAACCTGTTGCCCGAGATCATTCCCATTCTGGAGCAGTACGACTACGACATTGAGCTAGATGATCAACGTGACTACTCCAACACATTTGAATTTGATGCCATGCGGGAAGACACATTCCAGGACACAATGTGGCCTGTAGGGCATCCAATGGCAGGACAGCCTGTGATGTTGCGTGACTATCAAGTAGAAATTGTCAACAACTATCTGCAGAATCCGCAATGTATACAAGAAGTAGCCACAGGTGCTGGTAAGACTCTAATGACAGCAGCTCTAAGTTGGAACGTGCAAAAATATGGTAGGTCCATTATCATTGTGCCCAACAAAGACCTTGTGCGGCAGACCGAAAAGGACTACATCAATCTAGGCCTGGATGTGGGTGTGTATTTTGGCGATCGCAAAGAGCTGGGCAAGACGCATACCATTTGCACTTGGCAAAGTCTCAACGTGTTGATGAAGAACAGTGCCAGCGGTGTTGCTGACTTTACTATACTGGACTTTATGGAAGGTGTGGTATGTGTGATTGTAGACGAAGTTCACATGGCCAAAGCTGATGCACTCAAGACCATGCTCACAGGTGTGATGTCGAGAGTGCCAATTCGTTGGGGACTCACAGGCACAGTGCCCAAAGAGAAGTTTGAAAGCCAAAGCCTGTTGGTAAGCCTGGGCCCGGTTATCAGCAAGCTCAGTGCTAGCGAATTGCAGGACCGCGGAGTGTTGGCACAGTGTCATGTGAACATTGTGCAACTCTTGGACCACGTGGAGTTCAGCAACTATCAAAGTGAGCTCAAATACTTGTTGGAAGAAAAAGGCAGACTAGATGCTATGGCAGGATTGATCTTGCAGATCAACGAAACTGGGAACACCTTGGTACTGGTGGACCGTGTGGCAGCAGGCACAGAACTGGTGGCCAGACTGGGCGACAAGGCAGTGTTTGTGTCAGGAGCAACCAAATCAAAAGACCGACAAGACGAATATGATCAAGTGGCTGAAGCAACGGACAAAATTATTGTGGCCACATATGGAGTGGCTGCTGTTGGTATTAATATCCCCCGTATTTTTAACTTGGTTCTTGTTGAGCCTGGCAAAAGTTTTGTTAGAGTTATTCAGAGTATTGGTCGTGGCATCCGTAAAGCGGAAGACAAAGACCATGTTCAGATCTGGGATGTGACCTCAACCTGCAAGTTTGCCAAGCGTCACTTGACCAAGCGCAAGCAGTTCTACAAAGAAGCCAACTATCCTTTCTCAGCAGAGAAACTGGATTGGATGAAAATTGCTTGACATTTGCAATCAGATCATATACACTTAATACATATGCGAATTTTAACCTTAGACAACCAACACTACAACCTAGATCATTTGCCTGAAGAAATTGATGATATGCGTTTTGCTATCCTTGACAATTCAGACCCCAAAGATCCTGACTATCATTTTATACCACTTATCTTTTTGGAAAGTTTTAACAGCCCAGCCTTGGTGCTACGCATAGGCAAAAACACAATTCGCATGCCCATGGACTGGCAGATCTTGATAGGCGAACCTGAAGTAGGCGATCTTGAAGTGTTGCCCTTGACATCAATCAATGACCGTGGGTTCCGAGTGTTTCAGTTCAATCCATTAACAAGCTTTAGGCCTAGTTTCCCTGACATTGAAATCCTGGATGTATATCATGAAGTGTCGTGGTACGCACCCAAACTCAAAAACGGCCAAATGCTGGCAGTGCCATTGAACGACGATCCTGAACCCGACTGTGTGTACTTTGTAAAAGACGTAAGTCGCAACTGTGAAATTGTAGACTACAACAAGGCTTGGTAACCAATGGGTGATCTAACTCCTGGTGCAACATACATTTACGAACGTGCTGATGGCGTTACTTACGCCCGTGAGTTCGGCGCAGACCCGAGCACCAGAGTAGCAATAGGATCTGATTACGATCCAGTAACTGGTCACAGAATAGACTACGATAAGAGAACAGAAGACGGCAGGCCGTTACACGAACATATAATGGACGCTAAATTATGGGGCGAAATTCGGCGAGCTGCCAAGACCAATCCCACTTTACAAGATGCCCTGGATCGTGTTATAATGATCCACAACCTGAGCAAAACCCATGAGTGACAAACTAAACATTGCCAATGAGATGCGACAATTTGATCGCAAGAATCGAGACTTCTACGACGAGCTCACAGCCGAAGAACGCAAGAAGTTTAGTAACTATCTCATGATACGTTGGGGCAGTTCTGTTGAAGGGTCAAGAGATCTGCAGGAGTTCTATGTGATTAGCTGTAACGAGCGATTCAACAAACACTTCTTTGATCTGGGCAAGCATCCTAAACTGCAATGGTTGTTGGCCACCACCGTGAGCCCAGACATGGGTACGCCAAGACATCCCTGGATTGCGCCCAAG